TGTCCATAGCCTCTAATTCTATTGCACTTGCTACAATTTTGTATAGGGAAGTAATGTTATTTTGTACTCCTGCTAATGGTGCTGGTCCAGCAGCATCCATTGATTCAAGAGGCATTAACAACATATGGTTAATTGCTTCTGCGTGGGTAACTCCAACCTCTTCTCTGTATGCAGCCATAATGTCTCCAATTCCATCATCAATCTTTGCCATTGCAGCAGCCAATTCTGAAATTTCGAATTGATGAGCAATAGTTTTTGGACTGACATATAGTGTTTCATACAATGGTGCAATTGGGCTTAATGCTGCGGCAACAGCAGTTGTAAATGCAGCGTTTTCACTAACACCACCAATTAATCCTTCTGTTTGTCCTGTTTCTCCTGTTCCACTACCAGTAGACCATGTATCACCAGTTCCACGCAATGCTCTTTCTACCAAGACACGCCATCCACTTGAGGACCACGGTTTCTTAGGCATCATAGCAAAAGCATTAATTTCACGATTTAGCATAGACCATACTTTCTGACCATAAATCAGATTGTATAGATTTGCATTTTGTCCGGTTGCTGGATTTGCACCACCAACACCTGTTATTAAGCCATGGTCACCATGAATACCGGAAGTAATTCCAGCACTTTTCATAATTCCATATCCGCTAAAATCACCATATGTGGCTCGCTCTAAGTCTTCAATTGTTCTTATTTGATTTAATCCTGTCATTTTATTCACCTTCTATTAAAATCTTTGAATTTGAATTCAAAGGGATTTAACCTCCCTTACTAATTCATTTACCTCTTCCCATGATAACTCATGAAGATTATTCATCTTCAATAGCATATCTTCGGATAGAGAGGGAGCAGTATTAACTGATTCAACCTGCTTTGTGATTATATCATTATTACTCTCAAGAGACTTGCGTAATTCTGAAAATTCATTCTTTAGAGCATCTACTTCAGCACTTGCATCATACTTTGACTTTGCTACTTTATCAGCCTCAACAATCAATTCTGATTTATATCGAGTCTCGAATTGCTCCTTGATAACATCATATGCTCTCTCTTCTTCCTTTTCAGCCTTAAATTGCTCATAGGCTTTAGCAAGGTTTTCCTCGCTTAGGTCAAGAGTTGAAACTTCATCGCTCTTTCGAGCAATAAAATCGCTGAACTCGGAATCATATCTTCCGACTAATGCACCATCAATTCTATTCTGTCCTGTTGGGTTATGTCCATATACTACTGATTCAGCCTTTGCCTCTTCATCCGTAGCCATCATTTCTTCAGAATCAACATCTTCAACAGGTGCTTCGACAGGTGCTTCATCTTCATATCCCATCTTTTCTGCTTCTGCATCATCTTCATCTTCTTTAACAACCATATTGTCATTCACTTGATTTCTCAATTGATTAACAATGTCGTTAAACTCTTCTAACGCTTTATTTATTTCGTTTGTCATTTTATCACCTTTATTTTTATTTTCTTTTACAATTTCAAATTTTGCTTCAGGGTTTATTCCTTCTTCACATATAGTTACTTCATGGAGTTCCAATTTATCTATTTCTTTGTATGTACCAATATCGGGGTCATATCTATTTGCTTTATGCATGGCTTGACCACCAATACTAAATGAACGTAATTTACCTCTCCTAATATCTCTTGATACTTCTTTAGCCTTTTCAATATCGCCACGCATCTTAATTACTACAAAGAATCCGGTTTCATCACAGCCTGTCTTTAATACATTACCTTTTGTATCAGTCCAATTATCTATAACTTCCCCTACTTGAACATTTGAATGAGTAATCATGACGTTTTTATAATCACCCTTCATGAAATCTGTTGATGCTTCTCTTAATGCTTCTAATGTAATAAGGTCATTTTGTTTATCTAATACATCAACGGAAGCATATCCAGCAATAATTAATGGTTCATTATTCTTACTTTTTAATATGACTAATTCGGAACCTGCGCCTAAATGAGATGGTCTTAATTGTGTAGCCAAGACTGTCATCACTATATATTTGTGTTAAATGACTATATAAAGGTAATCTATATTTAATTGGAATATGTAATAGATTTATGTTTATCTGCTTCAATATTCCACATATCTTCATCACTTGACTCATCCGTTGGTTTCGTTTCATATCCTGTCCATGCAACCCATTTATTTTCATCATCAATAGGTACTACTCTAAAATGAAATTTACCATTGTACATTTTACCATCTAGTAAATATTCATGATAGCCATCTCGTTGTGCTCCTAATTCTAATTCTCCTTTATCGACTAATTTATGAGTGTCGGGTTTTTTATCTAATTGAGCAAGAAATTTATCTGCCTTTCCAAATAATTTGTATAAATCTGAAGGGCTATCTTGTTCTATTCTCCATGCAAAGTTTCTATCTTTAATTTTATACATGAAATTTAAATCTCCATCTTCTCTTTTCCATAATTCATATTTGTAATTTTCTATTTTAATGATACTTTTTAATGTAGTTTTATCATCATAAGAAAACATCTTATTATTATATATGATTCCGTAGGCTTTACCCTTATCTTTAATATATCCTATGATAGCATTCTTTTCTATGTCTTTACTATCAGAACTAAATATTCTTCTAACGATATTAGGATGTTTTTCTTTCATTATTTTAACCATATCTTCTTCTCTAATATCATTTTCCATAACTTCTTGTTGAGCAGCCGTCATAAAAACCCCATTATCTTTAATATATTGTTGTTTCAATTCTTCTTTCCATATGTCAATATCTAATATAGCATTTTTAGCCATTAAGTTATTTTCATAAAAGCCTGATAAAATAAAACCATCTGTATCTATCGAAGTATTTAATGTTGCATTACCGTGTATTCCATCCGTTATTGTATAAGATTTAGTTAATACTTCAATTGAATAGTCTGATGCTGATTTCTTGTTATCCTTTGATAAGAATTCTAAAGTGATAATTTTCTCAGGTTCTTCAACCTCAGGTTTTTCTATTACTTTAGCACTGTAAATTGAGAATCCGGAAGATGTCTTTTTTACTTCATCAACCTTAACTCTTATAATTTTACCTTTGGAAGATTTAATTTTTGTATTGAGGGCTTTACCCACTGATAAGTATTTAGCACCATCTAATTCTACTAATGGTTTATATTCTGTATCAGTCATAATTGGTCCTGCACCTAAAGTATAACTGTATGTGTTATTTTTATTCGTTCTAACATCTAATATAATTAAATCAAGGTCAACGAATTTTTTCCATTTAATCCATTTTGGATTTTTCTTCTTTCCTATGATATATGAAGATTTGGCATCTTTAATTATGACACCTTCAGATGTTGGATTTTTCATAATGGCTTTAGCGTAGTCTTCTATTTCTTCTAATGAATCTGCAAAGCGTGTATCTCTTTTGGTAGGAAATTGTAAATATTCATCTGAATGTGTGGAGAATGTACCCATTAATTTATTCAACCTTTCTTCTAATTTTTGAGGGCCAATATCTTCTTTTTCTAATCTCATTATATCAAAGACGTGAACCTTTAATTTATAATCTTTAGATTGATTATCAGCATTTATGTATGATATTGTATCTGCTCTATGAAGTGGTTCATCTCCATTATATAGAACTGCTTCAGCGTCTAAAATACAATCGGGAAATTTATCATTTTTAAGTATTTTAATTTGCTTATCGAATTTTCCTGTAATGTCTCTATTGTTATAGGAATATATTTTGATAGTATCAGTTTTATGAATTTGTATTCTCATACCATCATATTTTTCTTGCACTACCCATTCGCCTGTGAATCCCTTTAATTCTTTCATATCGTCAATTTCAAATATGCGATACATGGGTTTGTTAGGGAGAATAAAATTATTTTTTGTACCTTTATCTTCTTTAGATATGTCAGATTTTAAAATATATTCTGCCCCATAATTTGTTTTTCTTCTAATGTATTTATCACTATAAGTATATGTGAGTCTTTTTCCTGCCCATTCATATATTTTTTTTATTGAAATATGCCACGGTAATTCATATAATTTTTCAAATTCAGCAGTTATCTCTCTAATGCTTATTACTTCTTTTTCTGCATCAACATACTTGTCAACAAGTTCTC